GCGCAAGACCAAGAGCGTAGACGGATACATTAACTACTCTATGCAGAACGGCTTTACTGCTTCGTCGTTTATCTTTCCCGATACCAGGACACGTGTAGACTTCAAGACCTATACGCAGTACAGTAATAACCAGACTATCTTGGAAGGCTTTGAGTTCGGGTTTAAGAAACCCGAAGGGCTAAACATCGGAGCCTGGCTGGACGAATACCTTGGCGACGCAGCACTGGTCAATACCCTGCGCTTCCGCCTGGCTACTCGGGACTCCAAGATGCTGATAGGGTTTACACCCATCGACGGATATACACCTTTTATATCAGAGTACCTCAAGAACGCAGAGACGCTTAAGACAAAGCCTGCGGCTTTGCTGAACAACAAGGCGGTGCCTATAGAGCAATACAGCCCTAGCCGTGATGCCTCGGTGATCTACCTGCACTCAGACGAGAACCCCTTCGGTGGTTACGAACGTATAGCCAAGGACTTAATAGGTAGGCCTGACTCAGAGATACTGGTCCGTGCCTACGGCGTCCCAGTCAAATCAGCAAATGCTTTGCTTCCTTACTTTAATACAGAGGTCAATGTACTTACGGCAGAGCCAAACAAGTACGGGATGCAGTTCCCCGATATATCGAATAAGTCAAAGTTCAGTTGCTACCAGGTAGTTGACCCTGCAGGCGCAAGGAACTACACCTGCATCTGGGCTGGAGTTAACGAGCACGGCGAGGTATACATCCGTAAGGAGTGGCCAGACCGTGATACCTTTGGAGAGTGGGCAATCTTTGGAGATCCCAAGTGGAGATATGGCCCAGCATCTAAGAAGGTAGGCCTCAACGTAGAAGGATACTGCGAGCTATTTAAAGAAATCGAAGACGACCTAGGCATAGAAGTAACAGAGCGCATCGGGGACTCCAGGTTTTTTGCCAAAGAAAACGAAAACAATGACGACTTGTTTACTTCGTTCTATGACTTCGGTCTTAGCTTTATACCGTCAAACGGAGCTATGGAAGACCAGGGCATTACAGCCCTGGACGATTGGTTTAACTACAACCCTAACGTAAGCATTGATGCAAGCAACAGGCCCCTGTGCTATATACACAAGGACTGCGGAAATCTTATAGATAGCCTGATAAACTATAACAAGCAGGGAAAACCAGACGAACCCCTGAAGGATTTCTTTGACGTAATACGATACTTAAGAATGTCTAACGGAGGCGAGGGACCAGACTTTATGTCCAGCGCATCCATGCAAACAACAAAAACAAATCAAGGAGGATACTAATATGCCCAAGAAAAGACTAAAAACAATTGCCGAAGAGCACGAGGTTGAGCTGGACTACATCGTAGAACTAGTAGAAACAAAGCTGCCCGTGCATACCATTACAGGAACTGGCTACGCCAGGTGGATCAATGAAGAAGGTCAATTGCTCCTAGCGCAAGCCGTTGATATACCAGAGCTTACGCCTAAGAGATACAGAGGGATAGTGCACTCTAAGGCACCTAACCGTAGTTATGTCTACGTGTACATACACGAAATACAACAGAAGGTCCCGATGGTTATTGCTCGCAAGCTTGAGGATTGGCTAACAAAAGGTAAGCAAGTAAACGTCGAAGCCATTCAAGATGAAAAGGGAACATCTTATCGCTATGTCCGATGAAACAGATATTACACTTGATCCAGAATGGATCAAAGAACAGGTGCACCGTCTCGCTGGATGGGAGTACTTAAACCGTCATGTTAATCATGAACTAGACAAGACTATGCTTCCACAAGAATTATGTGATAAAATTGGCGTTCACAAGGGTTACATCCACGAGATGACAAAATCAATCCGAACAAAATTAAATGCAAAATAAATCTACTTTTGAAGCCTTGACGTATGTCGATGCAATTCCAGATATTAACGCACTGCGTAATGCCTACGATGAAACCGTCAACGAGCTAGAGTCCTACTTTGATTTATGCCGTACTAGTTACGACGACCGCAGAAACTGGTGGCCAGGTAAAAGCCGTGATCACCGCAAGCACGGAGCAGACGCATTTCCGTGGGAAGGCGCATCCGATACAGAGAGCCACGTAATCGACGAACGCATTACACGACTGGTATCCTTGTTCATGTCTTCGCTTAATCGTGCAAACATTCGTGCTTACCCAGTAGAATCCAGTGATATCTCTCGTGCCGAGATTGTATCTTCGTTCCTCAAGTGGATGACTACCAGCGGATATATTCCACGCTACAAGCGTGAAATGGAACTAGGCGCTAATTATTTATTAGAGCGAGGTCTATTAATTACATACGTTGGCTGGCACAGTGAAGACCGACAGTTCCTACAAAAACTTACCCTGGAACAGATTTCAGAACTTGACCCAAATATTTTTGGGGCAGTGCAGTCAGGAGAAAAAGACGACGAGCTAGTCTTTATGCTGCAAAACATTTTTGAAGGAGTCACAGAAAAACGTGCAAAGAAAGCATTAAAGGAACTCAGGAAATCAGGCGAAGCCGAACTCCCTGTTGTTCGCAGGCAGGTCAACGCACCAGAGATCAAGACATTAGCCCCAGACGGGGACTTCTTTTTCCCTCCGTATGTAACTGATCCGCAGCGAGCGCCTTACTGCTTCTGGAGAACTTACTATACAGCTCAAGAGCTAGAAAACAAAGTAGCAACTGCAGGATGGGACGCAGACTTTGTTGACTACATTATCGAGCATTACCGAGGGGTAAACATTGACAGCATTGAAAGAGAACAGGAAGGCCGCCGTAGTATTAGCTTGACCGATAACGCTTACGAAGCAAATGAACTAATAGAAATCGTGTATGCGTACCAACGGCTGGTCGACCCTGAAGATGGATCTGAAGGTATCTACTGCACAGTATTCCACAAGGAGTACAGCGGAGACAATAACGAGGCGCCTGCTTACGCAAAGCGTGAACTACTCAACGGCTACGAGGACTACCCAGTTGTAGTTACAAAGCTGTCCGAGGACAGCAAGCGTCTATACGATACTACTACGATTCCAGATCTTCTTCGTGGTATCCAGAACCAAGTTAAGGTAGAGCGTGACTCCAGGATTGATCGCAATAGTCTAGCGACCCTGCCTCCAATTCTTCACCCAGTCGGACAGGCACCCAGCGATTGGGGTCCAGGACGTATGATTCCGTATCGCCGCAAGGGCGACTTGGACTTTGCGCCTACACCTGCTTACAATCAAGGTTCAGTAGAAATGGAAGTTAACCAGTCTGCACAAGCAGACCGCCTGGTAGGACTAGACGAGAACTCTCAGATCTCGAGCGTACGAAAGCAGTTCTTGGTAGACAAGTTCTTGCAGCACAACGCAGAGGTTATGCGCATGGCTTACCGTTGCTTCCAGCGTTTCGGGCCAGACGAAATGTTCTTCCGTGTAACAGGTGTACCTGATCCACAAGTTATGGATCGAGGTGACCCTGATGCAAACTTCGATATTACAATTAACTACGACGTACTAAACACGGACCCCAAGTCTCAAGAATTAAAACTAGCACAGATGACGCAGCTTATACAGCTTGACCGCAACGGGCGTATAGACGTTGATAGGTTAATTGCTGTATTAGCAGGATCCATAGATCCTATACTTGCGGACTCCGTCCTTACACCCGTCGAAGATGCACAGCAGCAAGTAGTTAAGGATGTCACCGATGACCTGACTAAGATATTCTCTGGCATTGAAATGCCAGCACGTGCAAGCGGAGGACAAATTGCTATGCAAGTCCTTGAGCAATACGGTCAACAGCCAGACATTCAGCAGAAGCTACAAGAGGACGAAGCCTTTGCTGCAAGGTTGCAGAAGTACGCAGGTCAATATCAGTTCCAGATGCAGCAGATGCAGAACGCTGAAATTGGCCGCATAGGTACAACCCCTGCACAGATGGGCGAAGTGGGCACCCAGGAAATGCCGCAATACTAATATGGAAAAACCTCAGATCGAAGAAGACATCGAGCACCTCAAACGGCACGATTCATTTAACCGCTTTATAGATTTTGTAAAGCAGATGCGGGAGGAGTGCATCGCAGAGATGTACGAGTCCCCTACGGACAAGATCCAACAACTTTCAGGACGTATACTTAGTTACGATCAGATCCTAACTATGTCTACCTGGGGCAAGCATTCCCCTTCGGAGTAATTTCTTGGCACGCATTTTGTGTGCTATAATGCAAAACATAGCTATCGCTCGGCGTTGAAGAGTGGAATTATATGAACAACGAAGTCACAACGGGAGACGCTGAAACCGAAAACTCTACAGCGGAAAAGACAAATATAACAGCGGAGGATTTTGCGATCCAACGCTTCGGGCAACCAGCCCCTGAACCCCAGGAGGAAGAGACTACTGGGATTGAGGAAGAGGTTGCTGACGAAATTGCTACTGAAAAAGAAGAAGGTTCCGAAGAATCAGACGAGAGTACTGAAGACGACGAACCTGAATCTGAATCAGAAGAGCAAGTTCTTTCTCAGATTGATTTAGACGAAATGTCCGAAGAGGAACTGCGGGAACTAGCTGACAAGCTAGGCAGCCGTGCAGTAGCACGCTTTGGAGAACTCACAGCTAAACGTAAGGCAGCAGAAGAAAAGCTACAACAATATGAAGCTAGACTTTCTGCCGAACAAAACAATCCACTGCAGCCCAAGAAGGAAGTTAAGAACAATCCGTTTGATGCCGTAGAAACTTTAGAGGATCTACAAAGCAAAGCAACGGATGCTAGTAACGTCATCGAAT